TTAATTATATTAAATCTAAACTTGATGTTGGAGGCAAAAGATGAGTACCTTTGTTGAACCAGAAGTCAATTGGTCACAAGACCAAATGGTGGAAGTGGTTCTGAATGAACCAGACGATTTCCTAAAAGTCCGTGAGACACTCACTCGTATTGGTGTGGCCTCCCGCAAGGAAAAGAAAATCTACCAGTCTTGTCACATCCTGCACAAACAGGGTCGTTACTACATCGTTCACTTTAAAGAGTTGTTTGCCCTTGACGGCAAACATGCAAATCTTACGGTAAATGATGTTCAAAGACGCAATAGAATTATCAATCTTATTTCTGATTGGGGTTTGGTAACCATTGTAAAACCAGATTCTATTACTGATGTAGCTCCATTGAATCAAATCAAAGTTCTTTCTTATAAGGACAAGGGTGATTGGATTCTTGAGAGTAAGTATAATATCGGTAAGAAAAAAAGAGTAGAAACCGAATGATTTTGTAGGGAGTTCAACACTCCCTTTTTTTATGATTTTCAATATATAATAACGATGGGTTTGGTCAACTGACTGCCCATACGCTAAAGCGGAGTCTTCGGATCCGTAATTCAACCTAACAGACGCTTAAGGAGGTCTATCATGTTACTCGCTAAGTATAACACGGCTAACATTGACAAATTTCTAAATGATATTGAAAAATATAGTATTGGTATGGATGAATGGTTTAACCGCTTCGGGACTATGCATGAGTCCTACAATAACTATCCACCATACAATTTGATTAAGGAGAGTGAGACGGAGTTCCGTTTAGAGATTGCTCTTGCAGGATATAAAAAAGAAGATATTGAAGTTTTCACGGAATGGAATAAACTCTTCGTTGAAGCGAAGAAAGCGGAAACTTCTGATGTAGGGGAGTATCTTCACAATGGTCTTGCAAAGAGGGCCTTTACGAGAACCTGGACACTATCCGATGATGTTAAAGTCTCTGATGTTAAGTTTGAGGATGGACTACTCCATGTCAAACTAAATAGGATTATTCCTGAACATCAGAAACGAAAGGTGTATGAAATCCTTTAAGCAGTTCTTAGAACAAGTCGGAAACATTAAACAGATTTCCTACCCTGCTGCCGTTAGGCATAAAATCTACAATCCGTTGACTGGAAAATCAAAGATAGTCCCTGCAGGAAAAGCTGTGCCTAAGAATCCAGGCGGGGGTGGGAGTGGAAATTCCGCAGATGGTGATGGCGCCTAAATATCTTTGAATATCGTCGGCGCTTGGGGTTCGACTGGCAAAATCCAGTTGACACCCCCCTTTTTTTGTGGTATTGTAAATGTAAGTGGAAGAAAAAAATGACAGTAAAATTAGCTTTACTAAAATCTGGAGAACAAGTTATTTCCGATATAAAAGAACTTGTTAATGATGATCAGAAAGTATTGACATTGGTCTTTACAAATCCATACGTTGTGCAATTTCTTACTCCAGAACTTTTATATGAAGAAGTTGAAAATCAAATGGACGAGGTAAATTATAAAGTATCCTTTTCTCCATGGTTTCCTCTTTCTTCAGATAAAGTAATTCCAGTTTCTAATGATTGGGTAGTTTCTATAGTTGAGCCTTTAGAATGGATTAAAACTTCTTATGAAGAAAAAATGAATAAAAGTGTAGAAGGTGAAGTTAGCGATAATCTACCTACATCTCCCTCGATTGATTCTTCAAAAGATTATAATAACATAGAAATTTTAATGGAAGAAACAAATGGATGATGTGCAAGTTATTGTTCTAGTCAGTGGAACAATTTTAATTTCAAGAATTACAGCAGTAGTATCTGAACTTGGAGAACCTGATTGCAAATTGGTAAATCCTTATCAAATTTTTGATAAAAAACTTACTCCATGGTTGTATGAGTTGACTGATTCAACTGATGCAATTATGATATCCTCCGATAAGATCTTGACTTTGGTTGATCCCAAAGAACAACTACTTAATGATTATTTGAACCTTACTCAATGAAATTTTATACGAATGTCTTTCTTCTTGGTAATGATATCCTTGTCCGAGGTTATGAAAATGGAAAACATTTTACGGTAAAAGAAGAGTTTTATCCTACATTTTATGTTCCTTCAAAAAAGAAGAGTGAATATAGAACTTTGGATGGTCAGGTTGTAGAACCTATCCGTCCCGGGACAATTAGAGATTGTAGGGATTTTCTTGAGAAATATTCTGGTGTTGATGGATTCCGAGTGTACGGAAATGATCGATTCATTTATCAATACATTGCGGAAAAGTATCCAGAAGATGAGATTAAGTTTGATATTAATAAAATCAAACTGGTTACGATTGACATTGAGGTTGCTGCTGAAAGTGGATTTCCCGATGTTTTTAATTGTGCAGAAGAACTTCTTCTGATTACAGTTCAGGACTATAATACTAAACAGATTACTACATTTGGTTCTCGTCCTGCAAAGGTTACGCAGGAGAATGTAAATTATATCTATTGCAAAGATGAGTATGCTCTTATCGGTTCTTTTATGGATTGGTGGCAGAGTAATACTCCAGAGGTAATTACTGGTTGGAACTGCGAACTTTATGATCTTCCTTATCTTGTTGGTCGTATTTCACGACTGATGGGGGAGAAGGCTGCAAAGAAACTTTCTCCTTGGAATATTGTTCGTGTCAATGAAGTCACAATCTCTGGTCGCAAACAACTCAGTGTTGATATTGCGGGTGTTTCTATTATTGATTATCTAGATCTTTACAAGAAATCTCCTGCAACTCCCAACCAAGAAAGCTACCGACTGGATCATATTGCGTTCATGGAGTTGGGTCAAAACAAGTTGGATCACTCTGAGTATGATACTTTCCGAGACTTCTATTCTAATAACTGGCAAAAGTTTGTAGAATATAACATCGTTGACGTAGAACTGGTAGACCGACTTGAGGATAAACTTAAGTTGATTGACCTCTGCTTCACTCGTGCATTTGACGCAAAGGTAAATTTCAATGATATTGCATATCAGGTTCGCACTTGGGACGCAATCATCTACAACTATCTTCTCAAGAAAAAGATTGTGATTCCTCAGAAGGAACGCAATACTAAAGACGAGAAGTACGCTGGTGCATATGTTAAAGAACCAACTCCAGGAATGTATGAATGGGTTGTAAACTTTGACCTTAACTCTCTGTATCCGCATTTGATTATGCAATACAACATCTCACCCGAAACTCTTCTTGATACTCGTCATCCTAATGTAAATGTCGATAAGGTTCTAAAGAAAGAACTGACTTTTGAGATGTATAAGGACTATGCAGTTTGCGCCAATGGTGCAATGTATCGTAAAGATATTCGTGGATTCCTTCCAGAACTCATGGAGAAAATGTATAACGAACGAGTCATCTTTAAGAAGAAGATGATTGAAGCGAAGAAAGCTTATGAGAAAACTCCAACTAAAGAGTTGGAGAAAGAGATTTCTCGTTGTGATAATATTCAGATGGCTAAAAAGATTGCACTTAACTCCGCTTATGGTGCGATTGGTAATGAATATTTCCGTTATTACAAACTTGCAAATGCGGAAGCTATCACTCTGTCTGGTCAAGTTGCAATTCAGTGGATTGAGGAAAAAATGAACTCTTATATGAATAAGGTTCTCAAAACTCAGGAGGTTGATTATGTTATTGCTATGGATACTGACTCCATTTATATTAATATGGGTCCTTTTGTTGACGCTGTATTCAAAGGGAGAGAGAAAACTACTGATGAAGTTGTCACTTTCCTTGATAAGGTCTGTTCGTTGGAACTTGAGAAGTATATTGAAAGTTCTTACCAAGAACTGGCCGACTACTTGAATGCATATGATCAGAAGATGTACATGAAACGCGAGAACATCGCAGAACGCGGCATCTGGACTGGTAAGAAACGATACATTCTTCGTGTCTGGGATTCTGAGGGTGTTCGTTATGAGAAACCCAAACTCAAGATGATGGGTATTGAGGCGATCAAAACTTCAACTCCTGCACCTTGTCGTAAGATGATTAAAGATTCTATTGACATTATCATGACAAAAGGTGAGGATGATGTGATTGATTTTATTGAGGATGCTCGTAAGAAATTCAAATCTCTTCAACCTGAAGAAATTGCATTCCCTCGTAGTGTTTCTGAGATCAATAAGTGGGTGTCTAGAACGCATATGTACAATAAGGGTGTTCCTTTTCATGTAAGAGGTGCAATTCTATACAATCACTATACGAAGAAAGCCGGACTGGATAAAAAGTATCCAGCGATTCAGAGTGGGGAAAAGATTAAGTTTCTTTATCTAAAAGTTCCTAATCCAATTCAGGAAAATGTGATGGCATTTATTCAGGACTTCCCTAAAGAACTTGGGTTAGAAAAGTATATTGATTACGATACTCAGTTCAACAAGTCTTTTGTGGAACCTATGAAGATTATTCTTGATTCTATTGGATGGTCTGTTGAAAAAACTATCAGTTTGGAGTCTTTCTTCGGATGAGTAAATATGTAGTGGTTTGGACTGAACCTGGAGAATTGTCTCCAGTCAAAAACAGGAAGTTGTTTGAGACTGCCTCCACTGCATATTGGTTTGCAAATGAGCTCAAAAAGAGGTATAATTGGGTTATATGCACAGAGTCTAAAAACTTGGAGGAATGAATGGATCTACCTATTAATGATGAAGAACTGAATACAATT